CAAACAAGGTGGCCTTAAGGATGAAGGTGGCGAAATAGATGAAGTCTCAGGCAACGAAGTTCCTGTAGGCGGCACTAAAGAAGGTGTACGAGATGACATTGACGTTAACATGAGCGCAGGTGAGTTTGTTTCGGATGAAGCAACTACACGTTATCATGGACTAAAAACATTTTTAGGTATGCGTGATGAAGCTATTATGGGTATGCAAAAAATGGAAGCAATGGGATTAATGGGTAATTCAGATGAAGCAACATTACCTTCTGACATGCCGTTTGGCATGGGCGATCTTATGGTTGTACAGATTGACAAAGATGGAAAAGAAAAAGAATTAAACATGCAGGAAGGTGGTTTAGTAGATACACAAGAGGCATTATCTTTACCATCAACTACTGGTGGTACGGTTTCTCTTGAAGATCAACAACAAGATGTACCTATGCAAGATACAATTGGTCCTGTAACATTTGATGAAGTAATGTCAGATGCAAAAATGGAATTTAAAGAGTTTCGTAATGCTGAAGGTCAAAGTCTTATGGTTCCATTTATTGGTGGTGTGGCTCTTTATCCTATACCCCCCGGATATGAATTATATACAGGTGAAGGTGATGAAATAACAGAAGTACCTGAACTTCCTGATCCTGCTGCAGCAATTACCCCTTCTAGTGATGATGACGGTAGTAACGATGCTGCACTTACAGCATATCGTTCAAGTAAAAAAGATACATCTATTCAGTGGGAAACATTGTCGGATGATGAATTTATTATTGAAGCAAACAGACGCAATGGCTTTGGTCGTAACTTAGCTATGGGTGTAGCTTCACTTATTAGTCCTCTTGCTGCAGTAGGCATGGCAGGACTTATGCGAGTAGAAGATAACAAAGTACTTGCTATGGCAAGATCACGACTAGCTGCATTGCCAAAAGGTTCTGCACAAAGAGCGCAGTATGAAAAAATGATTGAGTCATATGAAGCTCGTGGCAAAGGTTTGTTTGGAAGTATAATTGGTAAGATTGTTGATACTGTAAGCGGTATGCTTGGTTCTACAGATGAGCAAAAAACAAAAGCTCAAAATGCAAACTTAGTTGCTAACAGTGGTACAGTTGTAGGAAAGTACAGTGTTAATGGTCAAATAACTGAAGCAGGTATTGAAGCACTTAATGGTGGTATTGTAGAAGGTGTTACTACTGAGCAATATCAAAAAGCTCAACAAGACTTAAACTCACAAGACCCAGAAACTAAAGCAGCAGCACAACAAGTTATGTCTAACTATATAGGACAAGAACTTGGTAGTTTTGTAAATCAAGATATACTAAATGCAGCAAAGGCAGGTCTTGGTGGAAGAACACCAACACAAACACGTATTGATCTTGTAAACATTGCCTATCAACCCTCTACTGTTTTAAAGGAACAACTAGACGGTTTGACACAAGGACAAAAAGATTTCTTAGGTTACACTGGTCAAAATTATTTAGATGTTGTTGATTTTGGTAGAGAGCAAGTATCTCAGATAGCACCTACAGGATACACAACAAAAGCACCTGATAGATCGTTTATGGGTCCAGATACTATGTCTACTCGTGCTGCATTTTCGGGTGACACAAGTGGTAATGTACTTACACAACAAGATATAACAAACCAAGAAAAGAAAGTACGGCAAGATCAAGTTAATTCTTTGATTAATATTGGTGTAGATAGAGCACTTGCAGAAGCATCTATACCTGCAGTTGGTATGGGATCACTTCAAAGTTTTACACCTAGAGAGCCAGATGCATTAGAAGGACCAGAGGCAGCAGGAAGATTTCAAACAGTAACACCTGCAAAAACAACACCTACACAATTAGGTTTTGGTGATGCACAATTTGGTGAGTTTGGGGGGATGGAAAGTCAAGAACAAGTTGACGTTGGACCTGCTTTTGATAGACAAGACTTTGGCAAAGTAGACTTAACATCTGTAGACAAAAAGAATGATCCTGCATACCCCGACTATTATGCAGAAAGAATGTTACCTAGTCCATTTGAGGATGTTGATCCAAATACAGGAAAGGGTTTACTAGAAGGTCAGACTACAGAAGCATTTAAAATAGGTTCTGGTCCAAGTCCAACTGAGTTAGGTTTTGGTGATGCACAGGCAGGTGAGTTTGGCGGCACTCAAACAGCAGATAGTCCTGCACCTGATTATGCTACAATGAGCATGGGAGAAGCAGGTAGAGGTGCAGAACCTACTACAGTAACACCCAAAGTTGACACAAAAACAGTACAAGATGAAATGGCTAAACAAGAAGCTAGTTATATGGAAGCTGCTTTTGGTGATCAGACAACAGATGCACTACAACTAAAAGACGTTGTACCAGAAGCTAAGATGTCTTTTGAAGATGCTTTTGCTGCTGCACGTGCAGAGGAAAAAAGACTAGGTATTGCAGCAGGTACTTCTCAGTTTGAATATGATGGTAAGATGTTTTCTACAGCTACTAAAGATCAAGCTGCAGCCAAGACAACTAAAACAGATGAGCAAAAAGGTAAGTATAGCCCAACTGCAAACACACAATTGTCTGGTGGATACGAAACCAATACGCTCAGTGATTCAGAACAAGCTGCGTTTGATGCTGCTGTAGATCGTGGTGATGCTAATGTAGCAAATCACTTTGCAAAAGTAAATAGATCACGTAATAAACAGGATGAGTTTGCTGCAAGTAACTTTGATCCTACAGTTGGCAGATCATTGGGTCTTTCAGAGTTTGACATGGAGCAAGCAAAAGAATATGGTGGTAGTGTACAAACAGCTATTAACGATGGACGTGCAAAAAAAGGTGATGGTATTTTTGCTAAAGTAGAAGTTATTGATCCTAAACCAACTAAAAGAAAAGATGATGATGGACCTAAAACTACTACTAAAACAACTACAACTAAGAGCAGTAAAGATACCAACATTGCCTCATCAGGTCGTAGTGAAACGCAAGTTCAAGCTGATATTAACAAAGCACTTAAAGATTCTGGCGGTGCATGGACATCTGAATTAAATGATCTTGTATCTGAACGTGACAGTGCTCGTGCAAATCAAGGCAGTTCATCTTCCTCTTCTTCATCCTCTGGCGGTGGAGGAGGCGGTGGCGGTGGAGGCTCATCGTCAAGTGGTGGTGGTTGTGTAATTGCAACTCACGCTGTAGCTAATGGTTCATTTCAATGGTCAGATAAACAAAATGCTTTGGAGTGGTGTAAAAATACTCTTCACGATAAGTGGTGGGGAGAAACAATGCGTAGAGGTTATAGATACTTAGGACGTAAACACATTGCTAATGGAACAGCCGAAACTGTATACAAAGAATTTAAAGAATGTATTGAGTGGGCAAATGGCAAACGTCCATTTAATATAAAAATTGCATCAAGATATTATTATCGTGCTGCACAAACATTTTTTGTTGGACTTTTTATAAAAGAGGACGTATAATGGACAGACAAAGTACATATGGAGAATACCTATCTCAAGTAGGTATACGTTATAATAAACTTTCAGAAGATGAAAAAGATATAGTACGTGCAATGCGTGGTACGCAACAAGGTTTGGTTCTTAGTAAGGTACTAGGAAACGAATTGGCTCTTGCTGACTTGGGAGTAAAACGTACTCCAACAGCAATGCCAAAAAGACGTGGACTAGCTACACGATAAATTAGTTAGATATTCTGGCTACTCATCCCCCATCCAACATGGCTACGGTGGCCCCAGTAAAGGAAAAGTAAATGCAAGACGCAATGGTAGAACAAGTAGAAACTAAATCTGCTTTTATAAATAAAAAATATAGTAACGAAGATAGACTTAAAAAAGAAGAAGAAGAACTAGAACAACTAGTAGCTGAACAAAAAGGTGAAGCTAAACAGGAAGAACCTGAACCAGAAGGTGCAGAAGAAAAATCTTTTAAGAAACGCTACGGTGATCTACGTAGACATATGCAGCAAAAAGAAAAAGAGTGGGCCGATAAGTTTAATAGTATTCAGGGTCAACTATCAGAAGCTACTAAAAAAGAAATGAAACTTCCTACATCTGAAGAAGACTTAGATGCTTGGATTAAAAAGTATCCAGATGTAGCAGGAATTGTAGAAACAATTGCAATTAAAAAAGCCAAAGAGCAATCTGCAGAATTAGAAGAACGTGTAAAGGCGGTAGACGAAATGCGTGAAACTGCTGCACGAGAAAAAGCTGAAGCAGAGCTAATGAAGCTACATCCTGACTTTGATGAGATTAGAGAGAGTGATGATTTTCACGATTGGGTAAATGAACAACCTAAGTCAATTCAGGACGCATTATACGAGAATGATACCGATGCTCGTACTGCTGCAAGGGCAATTGATTTATACAAATCAGATAAAAACATTAATACTAAGAAGAAAAAGAATACAGACAAAGACGCAGCTAAATCTGTAAACTCACGTAACTCACGTAGTAGACCAGATACAAGCGATGGTTCAGGTGCAATCCTAGAATCTGAAGTCAATAAAATGTCTGCACAAGAATACGAAAAGCGGTCTGATGAAATTATGGAAGCTATCCGTACAGGCAACTTCGTATATGATTTATCTGGTAATGCCAGATAACTATTGACATATGGTTTTTTATCAGTATAACTATATGTAGAATCGTAAGTGGTACAGCCCCTGTAGAGATGGATACCTGTACCTTTTACTTTATTAGCAAACAACATATCCTTTCGGACAACCTAATGTCTCATGGCCCATTAAATGTAGTATAGGCCAATATTACATGAAATGCACCCTAGTAGAGTTAGCCTCTGTATAAGTATAGTTAGTTTTGCATCTGTCGTGCTCAATGCTATAAGGAGATTTACAATGGCATTTTCAACAGCATCAGGTTACGGTAACTTACCTAACGGTAACTTTTCACCAGTAATCTATTCCAAACAGGTGCAACTTGCATTCCGCAAGGCATCTGTTGTTGAAGCGATCACAAACTCAGATTACTTTGGTGAGATTGCCCAAATGGGTGACTCAGTAAAAATCATCAAAGAACCTGAGATCACTGTGAAATCGTATGCACGTGGTACAACAATCACTCCACAAGATTTGGATGACGAAGACTTTTCATTAACAATTGACAAAGCTAACTACTTTGCTTTCAAAGTTGATGATATTGAGGAAGCTCATAGTCACGTTAACTTTTCTAGTCTTGCAAGTGATCGTGCTGCGTATAGACTATCTGACCAGTTTGACCAAGACGTTCTTGGTTACTTGTCTGGTTTCAAACAATCTGCACTACATGGTAACGCTAATACTACTAACAACGTAGTTAATGGTTCTGTTGCCGTATCAACTGCAGGTACTGACGAATTGCTTTCCTCAATGAAGTTAGATGGTTCTGACTTTAATGCAGGTACAGGCGGTCAGTCAATTGCACTTCTACCAAGAACTGGTGGTGCAACTGCTACACCTTCAACTGCAGGTGAAGCAAACCCACTTCAACTTATTGCTCGTATGGCTAGAAAGCTAGATCAGCAAAATGTTGACACAACTGGTCGTTGGCTTGTTGTCGATCCAGTGTTCATGGAAATCCTTCGTGATGAGGACTCACGTCTTCAGAATGCAGACTTCGGTGAATCTGGTGGTATCCGTAATGGTCTTGTTGTAAACAACCTACACGGTTTCCAAGTACACGTGTCTAACAACCTACCAACCTTTGGTACTGGTCCTGCAACAAATGCGGCTTCAAATGCGTCTAACTACGGTGTTATCGTAGGTGGTCACAGTTCAGCCGTTGCAACTGCAGAGCAGATCAATAAAACAGAATCGTATCGTGACCCTGACAGCTTTGCTGACATTGTTCGTGGTATGCATCTATATGGGAGAAAAATTCTCCGTCCAGAAGCGTTAGTTAATGCGCTTTACAACTTGCGATAGGGAGGACTAAATAATGGCACTTGGTGACAACACTTTAGCTTCTGCACGTGGTACTTCACAACGTGGTCGCAATCCATACATGGTTCAAACCGAACTAAACATGGCAACAGCATTATCAGACAAAGGTTCTGCATTAGCAGCATCCGATGTTATTCCAGTAATAGCTGTTAAAAAAGGTACTATGATCCTCAATGCAGGTATTGAAGTCGTAACAGCAACAAGCGCAGGTACATCTACTTGTGATCTTGGAACTGGTGTAGACGCAGATGCTTTTGTTGATGGTTTTGATAGTTCTTCTGGTTCTGCTGCAGGAACTCTTTCACAGAATCCTGCTGCTTATCAACCTATTATGTGTGTGGCAGATGATAATATTGATTTAACTCTTGCAACACAATCAGGTACTGCAATGACCACAGGTAAGCTACGTATCTGGGCAGTCCTTATGGATTGTACAGACATGGGTGACATGGCTGCTGACGAAGTAGATCGTGACGCTCTTGCGTAATTAAACATTTGAGAGGCTGCTTTCGAGTGGCCTCTCTAACTGTATATAAAGGGATTCAAACATGGCTATCACAACAGCAATGTGTACAAGTTTTAAACAAGAACTTCTTGGTGCGGTCCATGATATGGATACCCATACCTTAAAACTTGCACTAATTAAAAGCGGTATGTCTGGTACATATGGCGCAGCAACAACAAATTATTCAGATGTTACAGGAAACTCTGACGAAGCAACAGGAACAAACTATACTGCAGGTGGGCAAAACCTAGACAGTGCCACTATTGCTGTAGATGGAACTACCGCAACAGTAGACTTTGCAGATGAAGTATTTTCAAATGTAACAACTTCAGCAGCAGGTTGTATTATATATAACTCTTCTGCCTCAAACAAAGCAATATGCGTAATAGACTTTGGTGGTACTGTAAGTGCTACAGCAGGTGACTTAACTATAGAATTTCCTGCAGCAGCAGCGAGTACTGCCGTAATACGTATTGCCTAATACATGTCTTTCTATGACTCCTCTGATGCCCTCTATGGCACAGGTAGGCATGGCTCTGCTAGATACGGTAAAGTATCTCCCAATGTAGCCGTAACAGGAGTTAGTGCAACTGGCGCAATTGAAACTGTAAGCGTTGGTGGATTTGAAATTGACATATCTGAGAACCTACTCAGTGTATCAGCAACAGGTGCAATTGGTTCTCTAGGTGTAGGTGTAAGTGAAACACTTACTGGTGTAAGTGCTACAGGTAGCATCAACACAGTAAAAGAAAATGTTGCAGAAGAATTAGGAAGTGTATCTGCCACAGGTGCTATAGGCACAATAGAACCACAGGTAGATGAAGACTTAAATAGTGTATCAGCAACAGGTGCAATAGGTACACTTAAAGTAAATGTAAGTGAAACTCTAGCAAGTGTATCTGCTACAGGTGCAATAGCTACAGTAGAAGCTAAAACTTCTGAAAGCTTACTAAACGTAACAGCTACATTCTCAATAGGTACGATTAAACCTAATGTATCTGAGAAACTAGGAACAGTAGTTGGAACACTTGGTACTCCATCAGTAACTGCTAGATCATCTTCTAAAGCTGAAATTATAGGACTAGCACTAACTGGTAGTATTACAGAACCAGAAGCAACAGTAGATGAGGCACTACAAAGTGTATCTGCAACATTAGCACTAGGTAGTATCAATGTAGTTGTTACTGAAAAACTAGCAAGTGTTTCTTCTTCAGCATTAGTAAACTTACCAGTAGGAAACGTAGTATCCATACAGTTTGATTATGAAGCAGTCAAACATAGATACAACAAAAGAAGAACTGTAATATTGCCGAGGGCTGCATAATGCCATCGACACAATTTGAAAGAACAGTTTTAATTAGAAGTCAAAATAGGATTGTATATATTGATCCTGCTACATTGACTACTGCTAAAGAACGAACAGTAATAGTAGAACAACAAGATAGACGAATTTCTATAGAAAGAAAACCGACATCTGCAGATCGTGTTGTTTACGCAAATGAGGATTAATATATGAGTTTTCGTTGGCCTAGTAAAGACCCAGATGAAACATTAGATTACAGTGTAGATTGGTCAAGATTTCTTGATACCGCAACTATTACTTCAGTAATATGGTTTGTTAAATCATCTTTATATAATACTAAAACAAGATTAAATGCAGGACAGAATTTAACAAATGCTTCTAGCAATGCTGTTACGGATACTATACAAAATGTGTCGCAAACAAACACCAACACGGTAGCAACCATAAATATATCTGGTGGACAAAATAATGTTGAATATACTTTCTTTTGTCAAATGACAGATGATACAGGTAGTACTGCAGAACGTAGCATTAAACTAAGACTGAAGGAACGTTAATATGGCATATGATTTTCTTGGACTTGTCAATGACGTAAACAGAAGACTTAATGAAGTAGAACTTACAACTACTAATTTTGCAACGGCTAAAGGTGAGTATGGCATGATTAAAGATGCAGTAAACTCATCAATACGTTATATAAACCAACATGAGTATGAGTGGCCTTATAATCATGTTACTGCAGATGAGACTATGACTGCAGGTGTAGTACGCTATGCTTTTCCTACAGATGCAAAAACAATAGATTTTGATAGTTTTAGAATAAAACGAAATGATACACTAGGCAATGACACTAGACGTATTAAAGTAATGTCATACGAAGAATATTTAGATAAGCACGTAGATATAGAATATAATACAGCTAATAATAGATCAATGCCTGATTTTGTTTTTAGAGCACCTAACCAAGAGTTTGGTTTTGTAAAGAACCCAGACAAAGCATATGAATATGTTTATGAATATTATCGTTTGCCTGTTGATTTAATAAACACTACAGATGTTCCAACAGTACCAGAACAGTTTCGTTACATTATTGTAAATGGTGCTATGCACTTTGCTTATATGTTTAGAGGGGAAACCCAAGAGGCACAGGTAACACAAGCAAGATTTATGGAAGAAATAAAAAGTATGCGTAGTCTATACGTGAATAGATATGACTATGTTAGGTCTACTGCTATAACACAAAGTAATTCATCAGTCAGTTCTTTTAGGGTGTTTTAATGTATGCCTACCAATCGTCAAACATTTCCCATTCAGTTTAGTGGTGGGCTAATAACAAATATGAGTCCACTGCAGCAGGGTTTACAAATGCCCGGTTCTGCACGTATACTGAGAAACTTTGAGCCATCTATTGAGGGTGGATACAAACGGATACTGGGATACAATAAATACGACTTAGATACCATACCACCATACGGAATACCTGTAGTACATGGTGCAAGTCAAACTGGTACAAGTTTAGCCCTTGCAAATATTAGACAAACACCAGAGACAGGTGACAAGTTTAAACTGGTACATGGTACAGCAAACATAAATGGTACATCTACTATTGGTACTTCAAATGGACCAACTGCTCTTGTTAACGGTGCAGTAACAGCAGATAGCACTATTATTGTAGACACCGTTGCTTCAGGTTCTATAGCAAAAGGTCAAACTATAACAGGAGTAGGTATTGGAAGTAACATTACGGTATCTAGTGTTACAGCAGGGGCAAGTGGTAACTTTACTGTAGTATTATCTAGTAATGTAACTGTGGCAGATAATCTAGCATTACAGTTTACCTTTAAGACTACTACCTTTGCAATAGACGGTGTAGTAGGAACTATACAAACAGGAATGGAAATTGTTGGTACTGGTATACCTAGAGGCACAACAGTAGCAGCATTCTCATCACCAAACATTACAATAGGTACTGCTGCTGATACTTTATCCCTAGTGCTTACAGACGATACTGCACTACAGTTTAAAACTCCATACACCGTTGGTGCTAGTGTTAGTTTTGATGATGATGATAATAGAGCAACTATAGATATATCCCCTGCTCTTACTGCCTCACCTGCTAACGGAGATGATGTAGAGTTTACTGATACAAATAGTAAGTATCTTACAATAGGATGTGGTGTATTTCTTGACTCCGTTATTGTAGCTAGAAATGAAAGCATAGTTAAAACATCTGGTAATGGATACTCACTTGTAAATGTACCAGTTTATGGTACGGTTCTTGTAAATGGTGCATCACAAACAGGTAGCAGTTTAGTTGTTGATGGATTAGACTCTACACCACAACTAGGTGATGTATTTAAAATTGCAGGTGTAGACAAGATATATACTGTAACTGCAACGCCATCAGTATCGTCAGGTGGAGCTACAATAGCGATTGATCCTGCACTAGCTAGTTCACCTGCTGATGATGCTGCCTTAACTTTTTTAAGTACATCACGAGAAAATGGTGGTAAAACTAGATTTTCTAGGTATAACTATACAGGATCAGAAAAAATTGCAATAGTTGATGGTATTAACGTTCCTGCATTATATAATGGTTCTTTGTTTACTGCACTCAACGATGCACCTACAGATGTATCTGCAGCAGAATTTGTAGTAAGTTTTAAGAACCAACTATTTTTTGGAAAGAATAATTTACTAACATTTACTGCACCGTTTACAGATACGGACTTTACAGCAGCTAATGGTTCTGGTACAATATCTGTAGGCGCAAACATTACTGGTCTAATTGTATTTAGACAACAGCTTGTTATATTTACAGAGTCATCTATATTTCAACTTGTAGGAAATACAATAGGAGACTTCCAACTACAACCAGTAACAATAGATATTGGTTGTGTAGACAAAGACACAATACAAGAAGTTGGTGGTGATGTAATGTTTCTTGGTCCAGATGGCCTAAGACTTTTAAGTGCTACAGACAGAATTGGTGACTTTGGTTTAGGCGTTGTATCAAAAACTATACAGAAAGAAGTTACAGATTTTATTACTGCCAATACATCTTTTACTAGTGTAGTTATACGTAATAAGTCACAGTATAGAATATTAGGTTACAATAATAATATTGGACAAGCAAATGCCCAAGGTATACTTGGTACACAAATGGCAGGTCAAGGTGGAGAGGGCATGGCATGGGCAGACATAAGGGGAATAAGAGCATTCGTAGCAGACAGTAGATTTTTTCAAAACTCAGAAACAATTGTATTTGCAAATGATGATGGGTATCTTTACCAGATGGAAGAAGGAAACAGTTTTGATGGCAGTAATGTACAAACAACTTTTGCTACACCTTTTATGCCAATTAATGATCCAAGAATACGTAAGACATTTTATAAAATGTTTTTGTATACCGATCCACAAGGTAGTGTTTCGTTTGACGTAAGTTTAAAGTTAGACTTTGACCAAAAAGACAGTGTACAACCTACAAAAATAGATTTTAATAACACAACTGGGCAAGTTGCTTTTATGGGTCAAGCTACTTTTGGATCAACAGCGGTGTATAGCTCCAAACTAAAGACACTGTTTGAAACACAAATAATTGGATCAGCTTTTGTCGTATCTCTACAATACACATCAGATAGCGTAGACCCCCCATTTTCATTAGACGCTATCACATTAGAATACGCAACCAACACACGAAGGTAAAATAATATGGGTACAGGTTACACACGGAACGATACAGCAAACAACATTGCTGATGGTAACGTTATCAACGCTGCAGACTTTGATGGTGAATATGACGCAATTGAAGCTGCATTTAATTCTTCTAGCGGTCACACTCACGATGGTACTGCTGCTGAAGGTGGTGCTATTACAGTTATTGGTCCTGCCCAACAATTAGTAGCAACTTCTTCTGCAATTAATCCAAGCACAAATGCAGGGCTAGACTTAGGTACTACGTCACTTAAATTTAAAGATTTATATATTGATGGTGTAGCTTATATAGATGGTCTGGGTGGAAACCTAGCTATTGATACAAGTCAAGCCCTACAGTTTCGTGATGCACAGCTATCTATTAACTCAAGCACAGACGGTCAACTAGACGTTGCTGCAGACACAACAGTAAAGATTACTTCGCCAGAAGTTATTATGACAGATGATGTAAGACTAAAGAGTGATGCCTCTATACTTACATTTGGTGCAGATGATGATGTTAAACTTACACACGTAGCAGATACAGGTCTTGGTGCAACAGCAGCTACTGGTTTTCAGTTATCACTACAAACATCTGACATATCTGTGGACAGTGGTAATACAATTGGTAAGATTAGTTTTAATGCTCCACTAGAAGATAGTGGATCAGATGCTATACTTGTAGGTGCAGAAATTGAAGCAGCAGCAGAAGCTAACTTTGGTGCTACAGATAACTCTACTGCCCTTATCTTTAAAACAAACACAAGTGCTGCAGCAACAGAACGTGTACGTATTAAGTCAGATGGTGACGTAGTATTCAAAGGTGCGTCCTATGACATGACATGGGATACTAGTGCTAATGCACTAGACTTTGCAGACAACGCAAGTATTGTTGTAGGTACAGGCAATGACCTTACTATTACACATAATGGAACAAACACAAGTATCGTAAACACTACAGGTGAGCTTACAATACAGGGTGATGGTATAACAGTACAGAGTGATACTGGCACTGAAAAATATATGGATATGGATGTTAACGGTGCAGTTAACCTATATCACAATAACGTAAAGAAAATTGAAACAACAGCAGATGGTATTGATGTAACTGGTGATGCAGATGTTGGTAACATTAACATTGCTACAAACACTATATCATCCACAAATACTAATGGTGATATAAACATATCTCCTAATGGTACAGGCACTGTTGTAATCAATACTGATCTTGATGTAGATAATGTTAACATAAACGGTAACGCTATTACATCTACAGATAGCAATGGAAACATTGATATAAATCCAAATGGTACTGGACTTGTAAAGCTTAAATACAATAACAGTGATGTATTTGTAACAAGTGCTACTGGTGCAACACTAACAGGTGCAATAGCAGCTACTACTTTTAGTGGTGAATTGGATGGTACTATATCAGCAGCAACGACTGCGACAACACAAAGTGCAAGTGATAATAGTACAAAAGTAGCAACAACTGCATATGTAGACAATGCAACTGGTTTTTCTTCAACCACTTCGGATGCTTCTGCACTTGCATTCGCAATAGCTTTAGGGTAAAATAAAATGGCAAACACTTTTAAAAATTATGTAAGTTCGGGTGTAGGAACTTCAGAAGCAACAGTCTACACCGTACCATCAAGTACAACTGCAGTTTTAATTGGATGTAACATTGCAAATGTATCATCTAGTCAAATTAAAGTTACAGTAAAAGTTGCAGACACACACGTTGTAAAAACTGTGCCTATTCCTGCAAACTCTTCACTGTCTGTACTAGATGGAAAAATAATTGCAGAGACAACAGATACTGTAAAAGTAACATCAGACACAGCAAGTAGTGTTGACGTAATAGTGAGCGTATTGGAGCAAACATAATGAGTAAATATATTGGTACTCCTGTTGTAAATATCAGTGCAGACACTGTAGACGTAACAGGAGACATTACAACTACAGATGCTACACCAGAAGTTATCATAGTAAATGATACACACGAGGATACCGATGGTGGACGTGAAGGTAAAGTCACGTTTAAAGGACAACAGTCTGGTGGAGAAGAAACTACACTAGCACAGATACAGGCTTCACATGACGGTACATCAGACGATGAAAAAGGCGATCTGATCTTCAAGACTAATGACGGTTCTGATGGTTCTAGTCCAACTGAACGCATGAGGATTGATTCTGGTGGAACTGTAAATATTACATCTCCTTCAAATGCTCGTGCTTTAAAAATGCAAAACGGTGCAAATAA